TTCGTTCAGGTTGATAGAATTATTGAACTCAAATACGTTCTCGATAGACTTAGCCATCTTGTCAGCACGATACCACTTTTCTAAACGCTTGTTTTCTACAAGAGGATTGGCTCGCATAGCGTTACGATCGCGGCTAACCTTATTGGTGACCGAAACGTAGACGTAATCTAGGTTATACCCTTCTAGCATTGCAGAAGCGGCAGACATTCTTTCGCTGTCTAATGCGCCGTTGATGACAATATTAACATTGTTTTCAATTAGTTCTTTTGCAGCACCATTCAATAGATGCTCAATCTGTACTTCGGTTAGGTCAAAGCGAGAGAAGATGTTGTTTAGAACATAATCTTTTCCGCTACCTGGACCGCCCATCAAGAAAATACCGATCGGGCTAACTGATTCTAACTGCATACCTTTCTTTACCTTATCGTGCAAATCAGCACCCAGCTTCTTGTCGCTGTAGTGGCTAACAAATTCATCTTTTTTTCCTGATGCGACTAATCCGCGCAACTTTGAAGCCGACATGCCCTCAGAACCTTCTGAGTCTGGGTCGCGGTGTCCTGCGGAAACGACGTTAACTTTCTTAAATTTATAATCTTTGCCGTTGTAATTATTCAGCAACTTATGAAATTCGTCAACACGGTCAGAACCAGCAACCATAGTTACATGCGTATGCCCCTTAGACTCGAGGTGCTTCATCGCATCAATAATAGTTTTGTGATCCCCATCAGTAACGACGTTAGCCTTTGGGAACATCTTCTTCATTGCGTCAGTTTTTTCGGCATGAGAAAGAGGATTCTTTTTCTTATCCTGGGAATGTGTAGCAAAGATGTAATGCTTGCCGCCAGTTTCTTTTGCGTGGTTTTGCACTGCGCTTACAAGTTTGCCGTGACCAGATTCTGTTGGTGGATTAAATCTACCAAAAGTAAATGTTGCGTTACTCATTTTGCTGCCTCTGCTTCTGCCTTTGCTTTCAAGACTGCACCTCTTTCTCTATTAGCCTTACTAAACTCTTGACGGTTGACGATTTTAAGTCCGTTGGCTACAAAGCCTTCTGGTCCAGACTTCTTCTCACCGATGTGGTGTTCAAACTCACCAGCCGCTGTATGATTTAGGTTATTTGCTAAGAGGTTAGTTGCGGTTTGCATGTGGTGATGAATATCAAATGACCGCTTAAATTCTTTCTGATGGTTATCGATATGAGCAAGAGCAGCATCACGAGATGCAGTTTTAGCCGCCTTACCCTTGTCAGACTTTAGTTTATCTATTTCTTTATTGTGTCTAGCAGTTAGATGCGCTTTGTAGCCCTCGATATTTGGGCGATCACCGCTGTCAACGGTAGAGTTGACGTATGTTCTGAGCGTATCTTTATGCCCTTCGAGGTGGTCATATGAATGACCTGACATCAATTTCTTGGCAGCATCTACGTGCTGCATTACTTGTTTCTTGTGTTCTGGCGAAAGAGTTTGCTCTTTCTTCGAAACTAGGTGATTCACCATATGCACATCTGGGTGTGACTTAAATCCAGAAGTATCTGTTATTGGTTCTGCCTTGCCTGTAGGACCAACTAGTCTGGTGTGGATAGTCATGCTGACCTTAGATTTGGCCAGCTTCTTACCCTCTTCTGAATTTTTATCAGCTGAATATGTGAGGGTATTTGGGGTGTGCTTAATTTTTCCACCCTCTTCTTTTCTTGATTCTGGGGTGGACATAAATCCACCCTGATACTCGCCAGGTTCCTTGGGAAGGACTTTACCAGCGTGAGCGAGCAAATGCGACATAGGACCAGCAAGATATGGTTTGTGACCATGTTGCTTGTCAATATCGGCTTGGGAATAGTTGTATGTTGAGCCTGTGCCCTTATACTTTACACCAACACGACCATCATTTTCTCGCTTGACCTGGAACGACATTTTGTCGTCAATTTTACGAGTAATTGGTGTTTTAGTGCTGACGACGCCTTCTAAGGTGCCCAATGCATGATGGGCTTCTTTTTTACCATCAAAGGTACGGTCAGCGACGTGTTCGGTGTGTAAAATTCCAGGAGCATCCGCTTTGGCGGATTCTAGTAATACTGATTCGACAAACAACTTAAACGTAAGCATCTATTACTCCACACTGTGGGATTCTATGCTTTTATTTAGTCATTTTCATCTTCGCTACAGCGTCGGCGAGGGCTTCTTTGACGGGTCTCATTCGCCCAGTTCCAGGGATCGTACAGGTAGAACGTCCTGCTGCAGTCGCTGCGCGGAACTCTTCTGGAGTAAACCATTCAGGCGTAATCTTCATAATCTCAGCAAGCTCGTGCATATTAACTGAGCCTTCGTTGACTAGGTTGTATGGTCCTAGTGGAGCGTCTTCTTCCATAAGATCGCAAGCAACCGAAACCGCTTCATTTAGATCGCTCAGGCTATTTTGACCAGAGTCAATAAGTTTAGCATTATTGGCGTAATTGTAAACCTTAGTCAGATAATTCTTTTTCTCATCTACGCCCGTAAATGGCATACGAATACGGAACACCATCGCGTGGTCTTTCAGGTAAACGTCAGAAACTGCCTTAGACATAGAGTATGTGCTACCGAAGAAATTCGGTTCAGCATATGAGCCTTGGATATCACCAGTATAGATGCATCCGCTAGAGAAGTGGGCTAACTTGATTCCAGTTCCCTCGAGAGCTTTAGAAAGCAAAACTGGAAAGACGGCATTTCCGATGATGGTGTTTTCCTTGTCTAGTTCACAAGCGTCAACATTAGGTGAGCCAGTAACTCCAGCGCAATTTACAACCCAATCTAGATCGCCTTTCTTAATTAGACCGAACACATCATGATGGATGCAAATAGAAACCTCATGCCCACGTCTGTTTAGTTCTGCAAGAACCTTGATTCCAGTCCAACCGCGACCAACAACTAAAAATCGCATATTATACTCCCTTCACAATTTTAGAAAGATACTTGCCATAATCAGACTTCTTATACTTTTCGGCAGCCACCTCTACATCGCGCGCAGTAATCCAAGAATTGCGATATGCAATTTCTTCTGGGCAAGCAATCATCGTCCCAGTTCGACGTTGGATAGTGCCAACAAAATTAGAAGCCTCAGACAAAGACTCAAACGTACCTGTATCAATCCATGCTACGCCACGATTTAAGAATTCAACATGGACGTTCTTATTGCGTAGATAGATGTTGTTGATATCAGTAATCTCAAGTTCACCACGAGCCGATGGCTTGATAGCATGACTGTAATCTACAACATCGTTGTCGTAGAAGTACAATCCAGTCACAGCATAATTTGATGGCGCAACGGTTGGCTTCTCGTGAATGGCGATAGGAAAACGGTCCTTATCTAATTCAAGAACGCCAAATCGCTCAGGATCTGATACATGGTATGCAAATAAAGTACATCCATCATTACCCTGGGCATGACCGAAGCGACTGATTAGATCGTTACCGTAAAAAATATTGTCACCAAGAATCAAAGCAACGTCACTACTCTTGATCCACTTCTCAGCAATGCGGAAGCATTCAGCGATACCTTTCGGCTCAAACTGAATGGCATAGGAGATTGACAGACCCCACTGAGAACCATCGCCGATTAGTTTTTGAAACGCTTCGTTGTCGTTTGGCGAAGTGATAATCATAATTTCTCTGATGCCTGCAAGCATTAGAGTAGTTAGGGGATAGTATACAAGTGGCTTGTCGTATACTGGTAACAACTGCTTCGAAGTTACCTGTGTGCAAGGATACAGGCGTGTGCCCATACCGCCAGAAAGAATAATACCTTTACGCATTTTCGTACCACCTCAAAGTTTTTTCCAAACCAGTAATAAGAGTATGACGAGGCATCCAACCAAATTGCTTGGTCAGTTTACTATAATCCATCGCATAACGTAGATCGTGTCCAGGGCGATCGTCGACATATTTAAACCATCTATCGCTAATCGGTTTCCCCATAATATCTAGGATAGTTACAGCCATCTGATAGTTGGTCATTTCTACACCACCACCGATGTTGTATCTGTCATCAGAAGGATTTTGTTCACCGATTGCTAGCAACGCTTCGCAGTGGTCTTCGACGTACAACCAATCACGGATGTTTGTTCCAGTGCCATACAAAGGAATCGGCTTCCTATTGAGGATATGATTGATTACTGTCGGGATAAACTTTTCTGAGTGCTGTCGCGGACCATAATTGTTCGAGCAGTTAGTCACTACAGCATTAATTTTGTGAGTATTGATATAGGAACGGACAAGATGGTCAGAAGCAGCCTTAGTCGCAGAGTACGGATTGCGAGGATTGTATGGCGTATCTTCTGTAAACTTTTCGTCACCTTCTAATGGAAGGCTACCGTAAACTTCATCAGTAGAAACGTGCACCAACTTTCCACCATGTGCACGAACGCACTTTAGGATATTGTGCGTACCGATGATGTTTGTAGTGACAAACATATCATCACCAGCGATAGAATTATCGACATGGGTTTCTGCGGCGAAGTTGTATACAATCTTAGGTTTGTACTTTGTATACATTGCTTGCAAACTTGCAGCATCGCTGATACTGCAAAATTCATATTTGATACGCCAATCGTCCCAATAACCCTGCAGGTTATCTTTACTCGCAGCATAAGACTGATTGTCGATGATGACTATTTCTTCAGTCTTATGCTTTTCTAAATGGGAGATTACAAAGTTTGAGCCAATAAAACCAAGCCCACCAGTCACAAATGTTGTCATAAATTACCTACACTTTCAGGTTCTTAAATTTATCGTACTTCTGTTTATCGAATGGCTTATTGGGTGCGCTTTGTTCCTGCATGACGTTCTCTTGAGCCTTCATCTCTAGGTCAAAGAACTTCATCTTGCTACGGTCGACGCCGACAGTAAACCTCTTGTACTTATTTAGGTCGCCGTATCGGTTCTTCAATTGCTTTACCATAATCTGACCGAGCTGCTCTAGTTCTTCGTTGGAAATAAGGGCAAACATGAAGTCAGCGGTCGCGGGTAGACCAAACGATTCAGAAGTATCCTCAAGTCCTGGGTCAGAGTTACTAAAACCAGATCGAGTCGTTTGAGTGGCTGACATGATAGGAACCTTACGTTCCATTGCTAGACCACGCAGTTCTTCGGCGATCGCTTTGATATAGGTGAACGAGTTTACATTAGCACCAGCCTTGATACGGGCAGAGGCGCATATGTTCAGGTAGTCAATAAAAATGATATCAGGCTTGAAGTTTTTCTTCATTTCTAGGTCATTTAACAAAGCACGGAAGTGTGATGCATTTGCCGAAGCTGTAGGGTATTCCTTGATGATAAGTTTACCCTTGACATTATCCTTCAACTTGCCCATACGCTTTTCAAACATATCCTTGGGCATCATCATAAGATCGTCAAGAGTTACATTCAACAGATTGGCGTCGATACGTTCAGCGATCCTTTCTTCAGCCATTTCAAGAGTAATGTATAGGACGTTATAATTTTGAAGCAGCGCAGCTGCCGACATATGGCACATAAACATCGATTTACCGACACCAGTACCTGCCAGAGCAATGTTCAGCGTCTTCTGAGGAAGCCCACCCTTCGTAATCTTGTTAAAATATTCGAGGTCAAAAGGGATACGCTTTTCGACACGATGATAGAAATCAAAACGCTCGGCAAAATTATCAACGTAGTCGTGCCCAATATTAGCGTCAAAACTGACACCAAGGGCATCAGACAAAAGACTAGGAATACTTCCTTTGCTACGATTAGTATCCTTACCGTCAAGGATCTGGATTGAATCCATGATGGCGTTGTACACTGCCTTTTCTTGACAGAATTTTTCAGTCGCGTCAAGGAGCCATTCAATTTTCTGGTCAGTCTTGTCATTAGAGATTTCTTTAAGTAGATCCAAAGACTTACTTAGTTCTCCTTCTGTCAACTTGGAGCTTTGCTTTAACTCTATTTGCAACGCCGCGATAGGCGGCGTTGTGTTATACTCGATTACAAACTCTTTGATGTGCTCAAAGAGTTTCTTTTCGTGGCTTTCGCTTAGATACTCGCTTTTTAGGAACGGAAGGGCTTTCCTCAAAAATGGTTCGTTCCGAATCAAGTTCGACAAAATCAGCGTTTCGGTTTTCATTATTCTTCCCATAATTCTCAATCGAGTTCATAATCATACTACGCATCACGTCAGAAGTAAACTTCTTGAAGTGTTTCGACTCCGTGTCATGGAGTTTAGGGTTCGCAATAACGGACAAATCAAAATACATCAGACCATCATCCTCCATCCTGATATCATTAAATTCAATAATGGTATCAGGATACTTCTTCAAAATTTTGATCGAGAAGGCTTCGGGGTTTTCTAGGTTGAGGAAGAATGTATAATGTACATCATACTTAATCCACTTCCTGACATACCAAAACTCAAATTTGGCAATCCAATCTTGTAGTTTACTCTTCAACATCATCCACCTCTGCATCCACAACATTGGAGTTGTTGCTGGTAAATTGGTACGCCTGACGCACCCATTCTTTGAATGCTTCATCGGTAAGGATCGAATCCCAGAACTCAGGAGTATCAGTATCAGCCAAACGATACTTCTTAGCACTAACTTCGCCAGTATCAATGTTGACCTTAGAATACCAACCGTTGCTCGGCTTTACCACATGACCGGATTCGAGAGCAATATTCAGCAGACCAGAGTACTTGCTAATACCACCATCAAACTTCACAGTTACAGGGATCTTAGCCTTCTCGCGAACATAGCGTGACTTTTCAACATTAATGATGAAGCTGTATCCAACTAGATCTGTGCCATCTTTTTCTTGCTGACGACCAATAATAAAAATATTGTCAGCCGAATAGTAAGAACCAGTACCACCGCCTACGATTGCCTTGGGGAACATACCAATTTCCATATAGGTGTGGTTGACCACGACCATTGGGATATCCTTGAGATTCAAGTGAGGTGTGACCATACGGAACAAAGACTTAATTTGCTTGGCTCGGGTCATGTCACCAACCGATTTCTGGTCGAGCGCATCTTCAACTTCTTTCTTAGAAGCAAGATTACCGATCGAGTCAATGAGAATCATCACGTGCTCGCCGCGAGTAATTTCTTTTAACTGATTCATAATGTCGAACTTCAATTGTTCAACGTCCGTGATTGGTGTATGGATTACTCGATCTTTGTCGATACCAAACGAATCGAAGTACGACTGTGGGGTGCCAAACTCAGAGTCATAGAACAGAACAACGGCGTCCTTATACTTGTCCTGATATGCCTTCGCCATTAGCAAACTAAATGCAGTCTTGAAGTGCTTGGAAGGACCAGCCCACATTGTCAAACCAGGAGTAAATCCGCCATCAAGGTCTCCCGAAAGAGCGACGTTCACTGCAGGGATAGATGTTTGAATCATATCCTTGGCTTCAAAAAATTTGGACTTTGACAACATTGCCGAGTCCTTAATCGTACTATTCTTTTTTAATTTCTCAAGCAAACTCATAATTAATACTCCTAAAATGCACCACTGTCAAATACCCTTGGAGGTTGTTCAGGCTTTTCAGCTGCTTCAATCCCAAAGTCTTCTTTATCTTTCATCTCATAAATGTTATCCGTTACACTATTATACGCTAATTCGCGCTCTTTGTCAACCTTTTTCTTACGACCTCTTTTCTTTGGAGGCGGCTTGTTTGGGTCGATTGGCTTTGCAACCTTGACTTCTATGACGGATTCGATTGGCTTATTGCTTTGCGAGAAACTCATGTTTGCAGCAATAAGAAGTAGAACTGCAAGAGGATCAAATACTGCAACGATTATAATGATAACAGCACGAACAGCCGAGTCAAAGTGGTCTTGAGCAGTATCGCCATAAATCATCTCGGCGATATATTTAAGTGGACCAACTTCAACTTCTCTCTTGGCGTTAGTCGTCCTCAATACATTAAGATTGGTATTGAGTTCAATCAATTCAGCCTCGGCATCTTGGCGCTGTTTTTCTAATGCTGCTCTATCAGTCTTGAGCCTATTACGCTGTTGTAGTCCAGCAGTAATCTTACCCTGCTCAATATAACTTGCCATTGAATTGTCGATAGAGTCAATCTGTCGTTCCAATAGTTTAACAGTCTTTTCCTTCGAGGCAACTCTTTGTTCAGCAGAAACAAGTTGATATGTTGTATCTGCTCCCATGGTCGCTGTATGTTCTAAGTGAGACTTCGACAAGAATCCAAAAATTCCCATCGAGGTGAAAAACATAAGAATCAGAACACCAGCGGAAAAAACGCCCTTGAGGAAAGTTGGTGCTATTTTCCAGTTTTGATATAACCATGATGCAACAACAAGTTTAGCAAACTCTAGGCTTGCTCCCATTGAAACAATAGCCAGCACGGAACCTGGGAAGATTGCCATCAAGCCAACGATAGAATAATAGGCTGCTGTTCCTGAGAGCAGCAGCCCAGCGATAAGTGCTAGTATACCCATGTGTCACCCAAAAAATGAATCGATGGACTCTATCTTTTCTGTATTCCAACCGATAGAGGATAGAATGATGTCAAGTGGTTCCAAGAAAGATTTTTGGAACTGCAAGTCATAGTCTATATATTGCTCCGCACCCAACTGCTTCGGCAAACTAGACAAGAATGCCAATGTATTATTCCAAAAGATATTCGGCTGCTTCAGATAGATAAATTTAATCTTTTCGCCTTCCTGAATCAACTGATACTTCTTCGTCAATTTCAAAGTCCGCAAGAAATGGTTAAACACCAATGCACCCTTCACGTGAATAGGCGCACCCTTCTTGTAGATATTCGCAGGATCTCCATACTCACCCAACCCATTAACACTTCGGGGAAAAGAAATTTCTTCAACTGGAAGGTTATGGAAGTCTTTGCGAAACTCTTCAATAAACTTATGGAGGTCTTCTTCACTCTTTGTCATGATGATGGTAATTGCGTCTTTAATCTTTGTGCGACATGCACTTGGAGTAGAAGACTTAACAGCCTCTAGACCCATAATCTTCAACTTGGGTTTGGCGTATTGTACACCTTCGTTATTATACACATTGAGGATGTATCGTTTCTTTGCCGTCCATATCGCCTTGTTAGCCAAAGATTCTCGCTTCATTTCCATTCGCTGTTGATATGCATTCACATAGGTCGCCAAATCTTGATACGTTGCATCAATAAACGGTTGCAACTTCTGTTCGCAAACTTTATCCATAAACTGAATGACCTTGTTAGGGTCGCTGACGTTTGGATACAGTTTATCAACGAGTGGTCCCATGTTCAGATAGATTGAGTCGGTATCTGACGCGATAATGTAATCCTCACCCTTAGTTTTGAGCAACTTGTTCATGTAAGCGTTCATCTTGTTCTCAATCCAACGAATCGAGAGCTGACCTGAAGTGGTGATTGCTTCCGCAATACGAATATCAAAGAAGCGGAAGTATTGATTACCCATCGCACCATAGGCTGAGTTTAGTGTTACCTTCTTAGCCAACTGCAGGTTATTATATCGGGCAATCTGCTTCTCAAGATAATTGACCTGGTTCTTATCGTCGAGAACAGTTTCCATCTTCTTCTTGGCTTCGATAGCCAACTTCTTATAGCGAGTACGATCCTTATACATGGAGTCCATAATTTCAGGCATCACACCCTGTTCCGTTGTGCTGAAGAATTGTCCATTAGGGGTTACTGTTAGGTTTCGTTCCTTTAGGAAATCTAAGTCATGGGTTTCCTTTAGCAAGGTTTCAACAGACACTTGCTTCGAAGTTGCGTCGAGAGCCATATCGAACTTACTAGAGTTTAGAATAGTTTCCATCGAGATATTGTATTGCATGATAAGATGTGGATACAAACTATTCAAGTCAAACGAAGCAACCCAATTATATAAGCCAGGCTCTGGTTCCTTGACATACGCACCTTCGTATTGCGAATTCTTCTCACCCTTCTTTATAGGAGGAATAACAATATTCTTTCGCTTCAGATAGTTGTATATAATCGTGTCCCACATACGCACCTGAGTGAACACATCATCATAGTTTACCTTATTATCATATGCAAGAGTTAGCGCCAGCTCGAGCAACTTCATCTTGTCTTCGAGTTTTTCTACAAGTTCAACGTCCTTGATGTTATACTCGATAAATTTTTGAAAGTCTTGCTTATACAACTGGTGCAAATTTTCAAACTCAGAATAGTCAACCTTCTTTTCTCCCAACTCAACGTGGGCAATATTATCGAGGCGATAAGACTCTTGCTGCGAATAAGTAAACTTCTTATACAATTCAATGTAATCAAGTGCAGCGCATCCTACAATATCATAAGACTGATGGACACGATTCATGAATGTAACTTCACGCATGTTCAATCTGTTCCAAGGAGATAACTTCTTGGCTTCAGCCTCATCAAACAACTTAGTGATACGATTGACAAGGTACGGAATATCGAAGAACTTGATATTCCAACCAGTAACTACATCGGGATGAAATCTGGTCCAAAAGTCCATGAATCTTTTGAGTAGATCTCTTTCATCTCGGCATTTTGCAAAATGCACATCGTCGCGATGCTTAACATAATCGCCACAACCAAATACAAAGTAATTGTCACGTATCTTAACAGTGATTGCTGTGACTTCTTCATTGGCTTGTCTTGGCTCGGGGAATCCGTTTTCAGATCCGACCTCGATGTCAATGTAAGCCACAAGTACCTTAGACATATCCCACAAAATATCATCAGGGTAATCATCAGCAATAAATGCATAGTCAAAACGATTATTACCAAAGACAGGAAAATTGTCAACACTCTCATATCGCTCCAAAAAATCTCTACACTCAGAAATATTGCCTGGCTGGATGGGCTTAACGAAAGAACCCTCGAGAGTCTTGAACTCTGAGGGTTCCTGGCTTTGTAGATAGAACGTCGGTCGATATTCAATCTTTCGACGAACGCGCCTATCGTTCTCTACGCCTCTGAAAAGGATAAACTTTCCAGAGACGCAGACGTTGGTGTAGAAGTCTGACATATTACCCCGTAATCAATTGCTTTGGCGGAACGACGATTCCTGTGCCGAAGATTTGATTATACCCGTTTTTCACTTCAGAAGCAACTTCTGACTCGATAACAATCATATTATTTTTTACCAAGAATGGGCTGTCAGCCGCTTGCATCCAAGGAACAAATCCCATGACAGGGTGTCCGTCTTGTGCGCGCTGCATAACACATCCAAGTGGATTCTTGATTGTAGTGTATGTCTCGTCTCGTTCAACAACTTCGGCAACGATCTCTTCACCGCTTGCCAGCTTGAATGCTTTTAGCTCTGCCATTTTTCTTT